GGGACTGGAACGCGGACTGTGCGCCGACCATCGGCTCGAGGAAGGCGTTGAGCAGGATGCCCTTGAGCTCCTCGCCGAAGGCGAGGTAGTTCTCGCGCCAGGCCGCCGAGTGATCGACCAGGCCGTCGGAGATTCCGCGGCCGAGGGCGTCGCCGATCAGCTCGCCGTGCTCGGTCACGGTCTCGGCGAACTCCTCGAGCTCGGCGGCCAGGTCGTGGAGCGGCTGCGTCATGGCGCGCGCGATCGCAACGGCCAGGTCGTCGAAGGCGACGGCCGCGGTCTCGGCCTTCTCGGGGACCTCCTCGACCGGCTTGAGGATGCCGGCCTTGAGCCGCGTGGCCGCGTTCTCGGCCGCCGCGGCGAACCGATCGAGCTCGGCGCGCCAGGCCTCGAAGGCCATGCCGGACGTCGCCAGGTCGAGCTGGAGCCGCTCGAACATGCCGGTCCAGACCTTGCGGACGTTGGGCGCGACCTGCATGGCGACTAGGGCCGCGTGGACGCGCTCGCGGAGCTGGTCGAGGACGACGACCTGGCCCTTGATCTCGGCGGACGCCTTGCGGCTTTCGGCGCCTTGCTTCGCCACCTCCTCGGCGAGCTCCTTCTGCTCCTCGCCGGCGGCCGCGGCCGGCGGCTCGAGGTCGCGGAGCTTGTTCGCCAACTCGGTCATGCTGGCCGACGCGGCGAGGGCCGCGGCGTTGATCGCTTGCGCCTCGGTCGTCCACTGGTTCCCGACGACGTTGGCCTCCTTGAAGCCGGGAATGACCTGGTCGATCAGCGGCGCGGCGAGGTCGCGGAGGCCCTCGCCGACGACGTCGAGCGGGTTCTTGGCCTTCTGCTGGAAGTTGACCAGGTTGGCCGTCACGGTGCCGATGCCCTCGACGATCCCGGCCAGGCCCTCGAGCATGGCCGGCACGGCCTTCTTGGCGAAGTCGGTGACGATCTGGTCGAGGATCGTAGTCGCCGCGCCGCCCTCCTGGATCTCCTGGCCCCACCGGTCGAGGGTCTCGCGGAGCTCCTCGAGGATCGCCTTGACGGTCTCGTTCTTGGTGACGAAGTCGCCGAGCTTCTCGAGGAGGTCGCCCCAGGAGTTGGAGACCTGCGCGACGGCGCCGCCGAAGGTGCCGGCCATGGCCTCGGCCGCGCCGCCGAACTCGACCTGGAGCTCGTCGAGGATGACCTGTTGCGCGGCGGCCATTTGATTCGTCGAGGCCAGGTGCTTGACCAAGGCGATCTGGCTTTCGCTAAGGACGATGCCGACGCGCGACAGCTCGGACACTCGCCGCGCGGGATCGCCGAGCGCCTTGCCGAGCTGGAGGGTGGCCGACCGGAGGTCGGTCCCCATGACCGCGGCCATGTTCTGCGCGGCCTGGATCGCTTGCGGGAAGGTCTCGCGGCCGATGTTGGTGAACGTCGCCATGAGGGCTTGCGCCCCGATGGTCGTTTCGTCGGCGAAGGTCGTCGTCTTTTGGAGCTCGGCCGCCATGCCGCGGAGCTCCTTGGAAGTGAAGCCGGCCGCGAACTTGGTCGCCTTGAGGACAGCCGCGAGCTTGGCCTCCGCTTTCTCCTGCTCGGCCGACAGCTTGATGGCCTTGACCATCGGCTCGGTCATGGCCTTGACCGCGCCGGCGAAGGCCTTGGCGATCTGGATGGAGTGCGAAATTGTCGCCGTCGTGTCGGCGATCTTGCGACCGAAGGATTGGGCCGAGCCGCCGACGACCTTGAAAACCGAGGACGCGCGGTCCTCCGCGCTGATCAGGATTCGGTGCTTGAAGGTCGAGGCCATGAGCTAGATCCGGCCGACCAGGTCGGCGAGGTTGACGACGGCCGGGGCCTTGCTCGAGCGGATCAGCCGGCGGAGCTTGCGGCGCCGGTCGTCGATTGACCAGGCTACGGTTTCGGCGAGGGCGGTGGCCTCGGCCCCGGTCATGGCCCGGAGGTCAGCCACGCCGAGGCCGGCGTCGAGGATCAGGAAGCCGAGGGCCTCTACGCTTGCGGCTGAACGAAAAAACGGACCACCGCCGCAGTAAGCGCCGGCACGTCGCGGTCCAGCCGGATCAGCCGGCAGAACTCCTCGAAGGCCGCGTCGGTGTCGGTGCCGTTGCCGTAGCCGGCGTTGAGCGCCGAGCGCCAGGCGAGCCAGAGGACGCCGGGCGAGCCGTCCTGGTCCATGGACTCGATCGGGTGACCGAACCGCTCGCGGTAGCGGATCGAGTCCCACGCGGTCAGCGGGCCGAGCTCGAGGGTGGTGCCGCATGCCAGGTCAACGCGGGCGCGGTCGGGGCGATCGCCGGCGGCCGGCGGGGTGTCGGTGGGGTTCATGTCGGGAGGTCGTCGGAGGTCGGGAGGACGGCGAGCGGGAGGAGCTCGCCGGTGGTCGGATCAGGACGCGATGGCGCTGTCCTGGTTCTTCAGGGTGAGGTCGCACTCGACCGTCGCGCCGTCGCGGAGGCACTTGAACGGGACGGTCTGCCAGAGCGCGCCGCGGGTGTCCGGGTGGACCTCGGGCTTGTCGGTGATGACGACGTTCGCCATGTCCGCCCACAGGCCATGGTTGGCGGTCGAGCCGTCGAAGTTGAGCAGGAGGCTCCGGACGGTCTGCGCGCGGTAGTCGGCGGTGAAGGCGTCGCCGGCGGTGCTCGCGCCCTGGTAGAGCGCGACGAACTCGCCGGTCACCTCGATCATGCCGCCCAGGGTGGGCTCGAGCATTTCCGCAGCCGGGAGGTCGTAGATCGGCTCCCACGCTTGCGCGACGCGGAGCTTGACCGACCGAACGACGTAGTCGGTCTCGGAGCTATCGGCGCCATACTGGACCGCGGCGGTCGGGCTGGTGGCGTCGCTCGGGCTCTTGATGAACTCGTCGGTCGGGAACGTCGGCGACGGTTGCGAGACAAAGCCGGCCGCCTCGCCCATGAGGGTCCACTCGGCGCGCATGAGCTGGCCGAGCTCGAGGGACAGCTCGAGCGCGGTCGGGCGGACGCCCTCGAACTGGTAGGCATTGTCGCTCGAGCCGAGAATGCCGTCGCGGTCCACGACCATCGTGAGGCCCTTGCCCTGGAGCGCCGAGTTGGTCGCGCCGAGGCTCATGGTGTGGGTGTAGTTGGTCGTGCCGGCGGTCGCCCACCGGTTGCCGGCGAGGTGCTCGAGCAGGAGGCCCCAGCCACCGCCAACGCGGACGTCATGGCCCCAGGTCCCGAGGACGCGCTTATGGCCCTTGGCGATGTCGTCCTTGTCCAGGCCGCGCGTCGCCATGCCGCCGAACTCGATGCGGTCGAGCTCCTCGGTCAGGGTTTCGTCGCCCTCGGCGAGCTGCGCGTGGTTGGCCGCGGTGACCGCGGTGCCGTAGGTGGATTCTTCCGCCCATCCGATGTGGGCGCCAATGCCGACGCGGCGGGCCATGCTATTCCTCCGCCGGCTTGGTCGCCGGCTGCTTCTTGCGGGTGCGGGTGGTGCTCGAGGCCTCGAACCGGCCGCCCTCGATCAGAGCGGCGGCGAGCTCGGCGTCCTCGACCTCGATGGTCTCGCCGGGCGCGACCTTGCCGACGCCGGGGACCATGACGGTCGAGCCGCTCGAGTCCTTGCGGGTGAGTTGTTTCATGTCGGGCGCTAGGGGTAGACGCGGACGGCGTAGGTGATCGTGGCGAGGCCGGTCGGCGGGTTCACTCCGCCGTCGAACTCGCAAACGGTGCCGACGTATTCGGCGGTCGTGGCGACGGCGCCAAGGGTCAGGTCGGCCTCAATCGAGGCCTCGACCTGCTCGGCCAGGGCGTCGAGGCTGTCGTCGATCGTGTCCATGAGTCCGGCGACGTGGGCCTCGATCACAAGGACGACGTCGCGGGCCTTGCTCGAGTCCTCGACGGCGGCGAACTCGGCGAAGGCGTCCTCCTTGGTCCAGACGATCAGGGCCGGGAGGGTGGTCAGCGGGTGGAGCTTGCCGCTGTGGACCTCGGTGCCGGCGGCGGTCTCGCCGTTGAGGGCGGCGACCACGGCGTCGCGGACGGCCTTGCGGTCGTGCGTCATGTCGCGGACTCGAGGAGCAGGAGCGCGGTCCCGGCGAGCGGGTCCTCGCGCTTCTCGGCGACGGTGTAGGTGGTGCCGCTGATCGTCACGGTCTCGCCGACGTCGAGGGTGGTGAGGTCGGTGATCCGACCGGTCGCGCGGGGCGCGGTGCCGGCGGCGCCGAGCTCGGCGGCGAACTCGTTTTCGAAGATCACGTTCGCCGACAGGCCGACGCCGAAAGTGGCCGCGACCGCGAACTCGTCGGGGTCGAGGATCGCGGCCAGGTCGGCGTCGGTGTCGTAGACCACTAGGCTCCGGCGGGCTTGCCGGCCGGCTTGGCCTTGGCGGCGGGCTTGGCCTTGGCGGCCGCGGCGTGGATCTTGTTGTCCTTGTCGAAGGCCTCGGCCTTCTCGAGGTTCTCGAGGAGCTCGAGCTCCTCGGGCTCCAACTCGACCACGGTGCCGACCTCGGCGATCTTGCGGACCTGGCGGTTGGGATCTTCATGCTTCTGGCGGCCGCGCGACAGGTTGGCGCCGTAGAAGAAAGGGCGAAGGACGAAGGCCTTGGGCATTGCGTTGTTCTCTCGGGTCTCGGGAGGTTGGTCGGGTCCGCCGGCGACCGCCTCGAGGGCGATCGCCGGCGAGTGTTCCAACCGCTTAGGTGGTGTCCATGTCCTGGATCGCGGCCCAGCTCTGGACGTGCCGCAGGTTGAAGTCGGCCTCCTGGAGCTCGACGATCCGGAGGGCGCCGGTGTCGCTGTGGGTGTAGGGGTCCACGTTGACGTCGAGGCCTCCCCAGAAACCGAACAGGGCGTCGCGGCAGTTGCCGAACATGAGCGCCGACAGGGCGGTGCCGGTGCCGTCGGTCAGGTCCGCCGGGACGTTGTTCGAGACCAGAGCGGGGTAGCCGTTCATCATGCCGCCACCGCCGGCCATCGGTTCCCAGACCATGATGTCGCCGTAGGTGGCCGTGCGGAGGGTGCGCTTGAGCGCGCTCCGGCCCTTGGCGTTGGTCAGGTAGATCAGGTCGCCGATGGCCGCGTTATCAACGGCGACCTCCTCCTCGAGCTTGACCACGCCGGTCCACGTCGGGACCGCGCCGTTCGCGCCGAGGGAATAGGCGCCGATTCCGGTCGCGTTGAGGATGCCCTCCGGCTCGGCGCCGGAGCCGCTGCCCTCGATGCCGACGCGGTCGAGCTCGATGGCGATGGTTCGCGCGAGCTCCATCCGGACGAAGGCCTCGATTGCGATGCTGCTCTGCTTGAGTAGCTTGCGGCTGATCTCGGTCAAGCCGCCGATCGTCGAGGGCGCCATGGCGACCTGGCCGAAAACCGCCTGGCTCTCGGTGATCCCGGTCCCCTCGGCGACCCAGTAGGCCGTGCTCGCGGTGTCGTGCCGCGGGATGGCGATGTCGCCGACCAGACCGGTCAGGATCGTCGAGCGGCCGAACAGGACGGTGGCGTTGACCAGGAGCTCGATGAAGCTGCCGGCGAGCAGGTCGGTCGCCTTGAGGTAGCCGCCCGCGGTGTCGGTGCCGACGGTCAGGTCGCGGCGACCGAAGCCGCCGAAGTTGCCGTAGGTGCCGAGCACCGGAGCACCGGCCGCGCCCATGCCGCGCGCGGCCGCGAGGCCGGCCTTGACGTTGACCTCGCCGAGCTCCATGACGTCGGCCGGAACTCGGAGGCCCTTGGAGTCCTTGCCCTGGATCTTGTCGGCCTCTTGCGAGCACTCGATCTCGAAGGCCGCGGCCTCGCGCAGGACCGGGTCCGACGGATCGGCGCGGTGGCGGAGGACGTTGAGGAAGGAGTAGCGCCGGACCTCCTTGAGGTCCATGCCGAGGTGCGCGGCGTCGGCCGGCACCGCGGTCCCGACGCGCTTGAGCAGCTCGCTCTGGAACTGCGAAAGGGACCAGTCGGAGCGGACCGCCTCGGCGGCGAGCTCGCGCTGGTTGTGGTGGTCGCCGAGGGCGTAGATATCGCGGACGCGGGACTGCTCCTGCGCGCGCGCGGCGTCGCGCTCGGCGTTGACGTCCACGCGGGGCGCGGGCGTCGCCGGCGGATCGGCGGGCGGGTTCGGCGGATCGGCGACGGCGCTGCGAGCTTGCGGCTCGGCGGGCGGGTCGGCCGGGGTGGGCGGATCGGTCGGCGGCACTTCGGGTTCCTCCTCTTGGCCTCGGATCGTGACCGGGAACTTGCGCCCGGCCGTGGGTTGTTCGGTGCGACCGACGCCGATCGAAAGGTCGGCGGGGATGGTCGCGCTAGTGATTTCGTAGGGCTCCCAATCGAGAACCCGGTAGGTCTCCACGCCGTCCTCGGACTTCTCGAGGACCATCTCGTGGATTCGGTAGCCAACGGAAACGTGCGGCCGAACCCCATCGACGACGTCCCGAAAAACCTCCGCGGCTCGCGCGCTATTCCCAAAGCGCACGACGGCCCGGCCAACCCGGTCCGTCCCGATCTCCGCGGATTCGACTACTCCAACCGAGTCGCTCATTCGGTGGTCCACAAGAACGGGCGCCGCGTTGCGGAGCCGATCCATGCGGACCGAGCCGGGCGCGTGGTCGAGGATCTCGGTCCCCCACCACTGTTCGACCGGCGTTTCGGAGGAGAAAGAAAGCGCGACGGTGCGCGCGGCCTCGTCAACGTCCTCGGCGCGGACCTGGAAGGTCCGGACCTGCAGCGGGAGCTCGCGGGCGGCGAGGTCGGGCGCGGCGGCGGGTGCGGTTGCGGGCGGCATTCAGTCCTCCGTGGGTTGCTCTGGTTCTATCGCGCCGGCGGCCGGAGTGGCTAACTCGAGGCCGAGGCCGGCGGCGTAGTCGAGCTCGGCGCGGC